CTAGGAGGAGGTGATTTAGGTGGAGAAGACGACCTTGACCTCCAACTTCAAGAAGTTCTTGACATGCTTTCAAAAGAAGAAGCTTTGGAAGAATCAATGCATATCGACTTTAAACCTCAACGTACAGGCGAGTTCGATGTTGGTTCCCCAAGACAAAATTTCAATGCCGAGATGGCAAACATCATCTATGAAGATGAAGAAGAATCTGAGTCCGAGAGTGAAGATGAAGAACTCATGGGCAAAGTAAACGAATTACACGAGACAGTAGGTTCTCTGACGCAACAAAACACTCAATTAGAAAGCGTCCTTTCCAAGATGGAAAACTATCTTGAGGAAACTCTACTGTCTAACGCAATACTTTTATACCAAAACCGCACTTTGAGCGATGCCTCCCTGAATGAGCGACAAAAATCTAAAATTGTCGAAGCCATTGCTAATGCGGAGTCTCCGAAGGAAGCTAAAAGACTTCACGAGACACTCAAAGCTACAGTGGGATCAACGCCTAACAGCACTAAAGGTCCACAATCACTTAGCGAGTCCGTCAACCGTAGGTCGAACTTAAGTTCTATGTTAAATTCGAGACAAAACATTAACGAAAGCAAGACTGCTGATCCATTTATGGAGAAAATGCAGAGACTTGCAGGCATTAAAAAATAATTTAAGGAGATTTAAAAATGTCTATTATTCAATCACTTACAGAAGGGATGGTTAACCGTAACATGCAACGTGAAGGTGCTGCTCTTTTGAACAAATGGTCACAAACTGGCCTTTTGGAAGGTTTGGCAAACGATGAGCAACGTTCAGGCATGGCTCGTCTTTTGGAAAACCAAGCTCGCGAACTTCTTCGCGAATCTAATGCAATGGCTAATGGCGACGTTGAAGGTTTCGCTGCTGTTGCTTTCCCAATCGTTCGTCGCGTTTTCGCTGGCTTGATCGCTAACGATTTGGTATCTGTTCAACCAATGTCTTTGCCATCTGGTTTGATCTTCTTCCTTGACTTCAAATTTGGAGCACATACAGGTGATGGGAACCCTGCTGGTGATCGTCTTGGTACATCTAAAAATGATTCAATCTACGGACAAGGCATCGTTGGTTCTGAAGTAACTGGTGGTGTTACATTGGATAACACAACTTTGGATAAACAACCATATGGATTTGGTTCTGCTTACTCTTCGCCAACTGGCTCTATCGCTACAGACAAAGCTATTGCAACTGTAGACGCGATTTATGATGGTTTTTCTGCAGAAGCCACAATCGGCGATGCTGATTTTGATGCTAAGCCAGCTGAATTTGATGCTGACTTGTGCTACAGTGGTCTTCACGATGGAGAAAAACTGCTCAAAGTAACTGTTGCTACCTCTACTCTTGAAGCTCTTGGTGTTTCTGAAATCAACATGAAAGCTTTGTCTTCTATCATCCTTCCTTTGAAAACAGTTTGGGATGGAGCTTCAGCTAAAGATCAAGCTGCTGCTACTCAAATCCGTCGTTTGACTAGAGTATCTTCTGACGAGCAAACATTGAGTTTTGTTTATTTGCTTGATTCTGCAAACGCGCTTGTTAACCCAGCACTAGTTAATGCTGGTTCAATCTTCGGCGCTGGTTCATATCCTATGATTGATCAATTGAAAGCTCAAGGTGGTTTGGGAGCTATTGCTGGTACGGCAAACTGGGGACTTGAAGGAGAGTCTGAAATCCCAGAGATCGACATCAAAGTTGACTCAATCGCGATCACTGCGGTAACCAAAAAGTTGAAAGCAAAGTGGACTCCAGAATTGGGTCAAGACTTAAATGCTTACCACAACTTGGATGCCGAAGTAGAATTGACTTCTATCCTTTCTGAGCAAATCGCTCTTGAAATCGACCGTGAAATCTTGCAAGACTTGATCCGTGGCGCTACTGCTGGTACTTACTACTGGTCTCGTTCACCTGGTATGTTCTTGAACCGTGAAACTGGTGCTGAGATTGGTGCAGCTGCTACTGCTCCTGACTTCACTGGTACCGTTTCTGAATGGTACGAAACTTTGATCGAAACTATCAACGACGTTTCTGCTCAAATCCATCGTAAGACTTTGCGTGGTGGCGCTAACTTCTGCGTTGTTTCTCCAGAGATCGCAAACGTTCTTGAGTTCACTGCTGGTTTCCGTGCGAACGTTACTGCTGACGCAGACAAAGGCGACATCGGTGCTGTTAAGGTTGGTTCTTTGAACCGTAAGTTCGACGTTATCGTTGATCCTTACTTCCCACGTAACGCTATCTTGGTTGGACGTAAAGGTTCTTCTTTCCTTGAGTCTGGTTATGTTTACGCACCTTACGTGCCTCTTCAAACTACACCAACCATCTTTGGCCCAGAAGACTTTGTTCCTCGCAAAGGTGTTATGACTCGTTACGGTAAGAAAATGGTTCGTCCTGATATGTACGGCTTGGTTATCGTTCGTGGCCTCACCGGTGAAAGCGGTGCTTCTGCTTAATAGATAAGTTAGTCGCTTAAAACATCAAACCCC